TTAGAGCTAAGAGAAGAAAAATCAGAGGCTCAAAAGTTAATGGCATGGTTAGCTATAATTGTAATGACGATAACAACTATTGTATTGTTTACTCCGTTAATACCAGACAGTAGAGTTAATGCATTATCTGATTTACTAGGTCTATTTTATTTCTCATTGTGTGGTATTGTTGGTACTTATATGGGCGCAACAGCTTTCATGCATAAGCCTAGTAAATAATACTCTGCACTTCTTTTTCTAATAAGTTGTGTAAGCCCTCTAGTTTTAGAGAGCCTTCCTTAACAACCTTTTTTATAATTGGTATCTCATCTGTTGGGAATATTTTTTCTATATCTTCAAACGGTAAGTGTGAATACTCGGATATAATATCACCATCTCTTGCTAAGAATACCCTGAATGAAATTAAGTTACCTTCTTGTTTATTGTCCATACTGCCTCCTTAGTCCTCAACTCCAAGACTTTTAAATTGGACACTATCTAGGTTGCCCTTTATGCCTCCCTTCATATAAGTAGTAGCCCTGCCTTCAAAGAAGTTTTGATGCTCTACTCCTAATACATCATCTAACCAATCTAAAGGATTATCTTTTACTCCAAAGTTAGGTTTTAAACCTAGCTGTAGTAAACGTCTGTCAGCTATATATCTTATATATTGTTTCATTTCATGTTTAGATAAGCCTTGTATATCACCCATCTCAAATACTAAATCTAAAAACTTATCCTCTAGTTTTACCATCTCTCTACAGACCTGATAGATTTCTTTTTTAAACTCATCTGTCCATAGATGTAAGTTTTCTTTTATAAATTCTCTAAACAATTTTGTCATTGCTTCAACGTGCATAGACTCATCACGTATACTATAAGTAACTATCTGTCCCATGCCTTTCATCTTACCAAAGCGAGGGAAGTTTAAAAGAATTACAAAGCTACTGAAGAGTTGCAGACCCTCAGTAAAGGCAGAGTATACAGCTAGATTCTTAGCAATAGATTCTTTGTCACTAAGTTTAAGAGGAACATTAGTTATGTACTCATGCTTCTCTGCCATAGCTTCGTACTCAGAGAAAGCTTTGTACTCTAAGTCAGGCATCCCTACTGTATCAAGCAACAAACTATAAGCATGTTGATGGATAGACTCCATGTTAGCAAATGAAGACATCATCATTCTAGACTCTGGTTTTTTAAATACACGCATATACTTATCTATGTAACCAGAAGCTACATCAACATCCGACTGAGTAAACAATCTAAAAATTTGAGTCAACATATTCTTTTCTGAGTCGCTCATTTCTTGCCAATCTTTTACATCATTATGTAAAGGTACATCTTCTGGTAGCCATATCATTTGATTCTGTTGTACATAATAATCAAACATCCACGGATAATCAAAAGGCTTATAATAATCTCTAGTTCCTAACAAACTCATTGTTCTTGCTCCTTGGTTATTTCGTACTCCCAGTACTCTACGATCATCCCCTTTGGTACGACCATAATAGAATTTACATACTCTTTATATTTCTCACTATGAAATATATCTGTTGAAAGAATAACTTCATTCTCATTATCTGCTACTAGGTAGCCCACTGTAGAACGCATAATAGGTTTAGACTTCTTGGCTTCACTGATAAGTATATCTTCAGTGTCCACCCAAGCATCTCCCCATTTTACTTCTACAACTTTATCCCTCACAACTTATACATCCTTCATCTTCTAAGTTGATCTTAGGTATCTTTATATTAACATTCTCAGTGTTACGCGCTGCATCAGATCTTAAATAATAAAGAGACTTTAGTTTGTGCATACCTGCCCAGTGTACATCATTTAAGTACTGTAAGAAATCATTATGTGTATCTTGATCTGATTCTATGGGAGGAGCTTTGAAAAATAAATTTACACTTTGACTCTGACAAATATATTTCTGACGCATAGAAGCATGTTCTATAATCCATATCTGATTTATTTCTGGTGCAGTTTTAAATATTTCTTTTTGATCATCAGTCAATATATCTAAGTGCTGCACTGAGCCTTCATGTGCTGCGATGTCTTTCCATACCTCATCACGTTTCTTTTGAGTAGGTAAAAGCTCAAATAATAAATCATCGAGATATTTATTCTTAACTTTAAAGCTTCCGGTAAGAGTCTTATGTGTATATACATTAGCTCTGTTAGGCTCTATAGAGGGGCTTGTACCCCCACATATAATAGAACTAGAAGCGTTAGGAGCCACAGCAAGTAAGTGAGCGTTACGTTTATTACTACCCTTCATGTCTGGGGCTTCACCTCTTTCTTCTGCTAGTCGCTTAGATGCTAACTCTGCCCTATCTTTAATCAAAGAAAAAGATTTATTATTAAAAGAAGAAGCATACATACTTTCAAAAGCAATGTTATTTTTCTGCAGATAACTATGAAAACCCATAGCTCCTAATCCTATAGACCGTTCTCTCATGGCTGAGTAGGCTGCTCTTTTATAACCTTCTTGTCCTGCTACCGAGTCAATAAAGTTTTCTAATACGTTATCTAGCATTGTTACAAGATCACTAATAAAGTTTTCATCTTGCGACCAATCATCATAGTACTCTAAGTTTACACTAGATAAGCAGCAAACGGCTGTCCTATCTTCATTAGTAGGTAAGGTTATTTCAGAGCAAAGATTACTCTGCTTTATTTCTAAACCTAATTTCTTTTGTTCAAGGGGCAGGGCATCATTACAAGTATCAATGTTTACTATGTAAGGCTCTCCAGTTTCCATTCTAGTTTGTATTATTTGGAACCATAAATCTCTAGCCTGTACTATCTTTACTGCGGTGTTGGTCTTAGGATCTATAAGTCTCCATTCTAAATTTTCTTCTACAGCATTTAAGAACTCATTAGTTATATTGATTCCGTTGTGGAGGTTTAAACATTTTCTATTTAAGTCTCCTCCTGTAGTCTTACGCATGTTTATAAATTCTTCTACTTCTGGATGAGATATATCTAAGTATGCTGCATAGCTACCGCGCCTAGTAATGCCTTGATTAAAAGCTAACATCTGGGAGTCTACTACGTGCATAAAAGGGATAGATCCAGTAGACCTACTACCGTTAGAAGTATCCACCCCATTGCTACGAACACTACCCCAATATCCACCAATGCCTCCACCTCCACTTGCAAGCCATATGTTCTCATCATAATGGCTAGATAAACCATCCCTAGAATCAGGTACGTAATTGAGAAAGCAGCTGATAGGTAAACCGCGAGAGGTTCCCCCGTTAGAAAGTATAGGAGTACTGAAGCTAAACCAGTGCTGACTAGCGTAGTTGTAAAGTCTCTGTCCAAGATCGAAATCAATGTGTCCTTTATAAGTAGAACCAAAAATACTGGCGCGAGCAAAAGCTTGTTGAGCATGGGTTTCTCCTTCCCATAAGTACCTATCTATAATAGTTTGCTTACTAAAATTATTCAGTGTTATGTCTTTATCATAATCAATATGAATACCTAAGTATGGCTGCACTCCAATTTTATCAGTCATTAATATTCTTTCCTATTTCTTGTATAAGTTTCTGAAGATACCACTGAGCTTTCTTTAAATCTTTTATTTTATCTTTGTATTTGTATCGCCATACATATTTTATTACGTTGCCACGCAAGTAACCTTCATACTCTTCTTTAGTTGAAGCAGCTTCAATAGCTTCAATACATTCTACCTTACCATTATTATAATGTACTGGGTGATTTACATCATCCTTTTTTAAAGTTAAAGGTTTATCTTTATCAAACCCTTGGCCTAACCTATAACTATTAGCTACGCTACTCCATTCTTCAGGTGTTACATCATCAATGCTCATAGTATCTCCTATTCACTTTCAATATTTAAAGTATTATCTTTACGGTAATTTATATCTACCCACTCATTAGGTAAAGAGTCTTCACTATACCATGTAAAGTTATTAGCAGAAGCCCACTCACCATGACTTCTTTTAGTACCATCCTTTCTGCGTTTAGCCTGTGGCATTGGAGCAGAGGGGTTGGCAAACAAAAAGACTAGCTGTGTGTTAGGCGGTAATGCTTTGTTAATCCATATGTATTTACTGTACTCAGCAAAATCCCAGAACCTACCTTTAGCTTCTAAAAGAATTATCTGATTACCCATTATCCTAACAAAGTCAGGTTCATATACATGTTCTATTATGTAGGCTACTTCTTTAGTATGATGATCCCATTCTTTTAACAATCCCTTGTGTAGATCGTGTTCCCAATTAGAATCATAACTAGGAGGGACATTTTTTTCTTTAGGTCTTTTAACTCTAGGTTTTCTAAAGCCCTTACGAATTGTTTTCTTCAATGTCTTTTAACCTCACTGTGGCTACATCTATATGAGTTCTACGTACTAAGGCTTTCATTTTTTTAACAGTCCATTTAAAAGAGTAAGCACTAAGTTTAAATTGATTGTTAGCAAAGAGGTGTGTTTGTGGAGATAAATAAGAAAGAATATTATTCTCATTAACATTCTCTGATTCATCTTTAGACACTAAACTTTTAAACCATTCAACTAAAATAACTTTAGATTGTTTCCGTATCTTCTTGCAAAGCTTGGAATTCATGATCTACCTCCTGTACTTTAGGCTCTACTACAATTTTTGTTAGAAAAGAAAAACCTTTTGAGTATTGAAATACTCTCAAACCTTTTCCATTATTAGAGTTCTTATAACATTTAAATTTATGAGGGCACCAAGCGCAGTTCTTATGTAATTTTTCATTGCCCTTTACGCCATCTGGTACAGTATCATAACAGTAATCTTCAGGGGGTGCGTCTTTTGAAAGAGCAATCTTTAGATTTTTTATTTTATTTTTTATATTAGGTTTGTCTAAATCTTCTGGCTGATAAAAACATAGCTCACCATTTTCTTTATTGATAACTAGTAGCCCTCCATTACTAGTACCTTCTGATTCTTCGTACCCTGCAAGCTGTCCTAAGTATCCAAAGGGATCGTCATCTCTCAGTGTTCCGTTCTTAAATTTGTTGAATGCAAAACCAGACGCAGTTTTTATATCTACAACTTCATCATCTATGATGCAGTCTATGTGTCCAGTTATGCTATCAACTACAACTTGTTTTTGTTCTCCAGTTATATCGTGTCCAGATATAACAACAAAAAGTTTAACTAGTTCTTCTAGCATATGACCATAAAGAAACTTGATCTGCGTAGAAGGATTAGTTTTAAAAGATTCTTGATCTGTAGTCTGGCTATCAAACCACAAACGTCTAGCAGGTTTACCTACATTAGACATCCGTATAGAGAAATTAGAATCTCTTTTAGTTGGGTTAGCCCAAGAGCGCATTACATCTTTCATAGCTTCACCAAAGTTTTCTATCTGTTGTTCAGATATATCCAGAGGTTTGCCATCTGATAAAGGTTCTAAGGTTTTATATATATCTTCAACTAAAGTATTCAT